ACCCCTCTTGCTGCTCATGAGCCATTTGATGTCCGACTCTTCATTTTGACGGTCAATTCTTTCCGCAGACTTTTTATAGTCTTTAGATTTCTGTTGACCTTTTAAGTCGAGAGGATTGTATTCACTCATGATTTAATATATCTAGCAATAACCGTGTTACGGTCACACCTCTATGCTTTTTTCTTCTTTTTAGTTTGACTATCTTTTAATGCTTTAGCTGTTGGATAATCTTTGTCACCGGGTTGTGCTTTAGTTTCACCAGAACCTCCTTGAATTCTTTTGCGTTTTGCATGAATGTTTGCCCAGAGTCCTTGTCGTTTAGCCATAATTAAAACATTGAGGGGTAAAGTTTTCTTAGTTTTTCCATATCTTTTCTAGCAGCATCGTCTAACATACCTGCTTCTTCCATGACTTTATATGTTTGTATCTTTCTACGTTGGATGTTTGTTATAACACCTCCTTTTTTTTCTTTTTTCTTTTTTTTACCAAACATTACTTATTACCTCCATATAATTTATCTGCAATTTGTTGTCTTCTATCTTCGTTTTTTTGTCTTCTTTCTTCTCTAATACGTTTTCGTTCCATTTCTTTTTCTTTTTTCTTTCTTTTTTTTTCTTCTTTTTCTCGTCTATCCATTTCAATCATTTTCCTAAATCTATCTTTAGTTTCTGCTGGTAATTTTTGAAAATTTGGGTCAGCCATTTTATACCTCCAATGGTGATGGTGAGTTGTAACCACTAAACTGGTTCATCATATCCATCATAGATGGCTCACCAGTTTTAGAATTATTTAATTTAACTGCATTTTCTACTGCGTTTTGTTGTGCTTCCTGTTGTGCCATCGCCTGTTGTGCTGCTGCCCTATCTTCTCGTATCTTAGCTACTCGTTCACCTGCAACTATTAACGATGGGTCTACACCTAACATATCTGCATATTCATCTGCCCATGCATCACTATCAAACTTATCTAATACGTCTGGTTTCATCTGTGCTACCGCACCCATGCTATTGACATATCTATCTACACTATTAGTACCAATAGCACGTTGTGCTTGTGCCAACATAGATACAAATTCTACGCTTAATTCCATACCTTGTAGCTCTTCTGGGGCTGGTGGTATTAAATCACTTTCAATCATTCGGTTAAATGTATTATCAATCAATGGATCTAGCAATTCATTGTGCAATCTTTCCAATACTGGACCTAACATAAGCAGTTTTTCTTCGTGACGTTCTGCTACTTCCGTTGCAGTCATTCTTGTGTCAGTAGCATTGGCCAACATAAGAAATAAATCAGCATAAAAACTACCATTAATACGTTGCCTTACGTCCTGTATATCCATTAACAAATGTTGTAAGTTTAAATTTACGTTAAATGCTGTCTCTATCTTGCCTTGTTGCCCATCAATAAACGTAACTCCACCCGGTAAACTGTCCACATCTCTATTTTTCATGTAACTTGGTACTTGTAATGGTGGTTTTGTTTGATAATCAATACCTTGTGCCTTTCGTAACTGCTCATGTTGCAATTGTTTTACGTCACCTAATGCTTCCATACCCGGTGAATTGCCATAAATATCACCGCCAGCTATGTTCCATCTAGGTATTACAGCAGGGAAATCTCTATATCCACTTTCTCTTAAGACTTGTTCGCCTTCTCCTCCCATCTCAAAATAACAAGACTTATATGCCATATTCATATTGTCCTTTTTCTTAAAATCACGTTCTCGGTCATCTCGTGGTTCTATCGCATGAATTATTGTTATATATGCATCTAAATTACCTCTGTCATATAAATTTTTTGTAGATATAGAACACTTGTTATAACCAAACTCTCTTACTATTTCGCCTACAGTTTTCTGAAACTCCCTATACAAAGTATTAACTCTACCCTGATAGTCCTGTGCTATTGCATATTCTCCACAAGTTACAGGGTAATGATGTATTGCTGTTTTAGGATCAGGCAAAATAATAGATCCAGCAGTACCAAATGCTCCTAATTCTTCATAAATACTATGTAACGTCCTATATGTATTAGATTTTTGAAACACCAATTGCATACGTTCTGTAACGTCATTAAGCCACAATTTAACAGGAGAAAAACTATTTAATTCTGGATCAGCAGTAGCAAGTCTAAACCAAGGTCTTGCAGGGGATGTTGCACCTGCCATCATACCTGCACCTAATGTTCTTAACGCTCTTGTACCTGTATTGTCATAAATACTGTTATGCCTTCTATGTCCTTTGTTTCTATCCTGTTGAAAATAACGTCCGTTCCTTGGTAATAAATATGTCGTAATCTCTTGCCAATGTGACCACCAAGTAGCTCTTTCTGTTCTTAGATGACCCCATCTAGATAACAAATCAGCACGTTTTGTTTTCATTGTTTAACCACCTAATAATGTGTTACCACCAAGATTTAATTGATTTGGATCTACACCTTGTACACCAGTTAACATCGTGCCAGCAGGGCCTGTTAATGCTGCCTGTTCTTCTTTTGATTGTATTGCACTAACATCTGCTCTTTTCCTATTAGCTCTATTCATTTCTACATCTGCACGGTCAGCAGCTTCTTTGGCTTGTTGTCTTGCATCTCTATTTGCTTGCTCTTGCAACCTTAGCTGTTTCTTTTGTTGTTGCCTTTGCTTTTCACCAGAATATATTTGATAACCTACGCTTACCGTACCTAATGCAATAGCTGCCGTAATGCCCATTGTTTACAACTCCTTTGAATAAATAATGTCTTGTACTCCATATTTTAATCTTGGTAAGATTTCATTTAATGGAGTTTTTTCTTTGCAATGCCACAACATTAGCTTGCATCCTAATGACTTTGCATGGGTTTCTGTAGCTTTCATTAAACGTAAACCAACTCGACCACCTCTAAATTCTTTTTTGATAAACAAAACGTCATTTTGGCAGTATTTTAAATCAGCATAATGAAAATGATTGCTAACAAAATTTATAGAATAACCAATAAATTCATCATTCTGCGTTGCTACATGAATAAACAATGCCCCGACTTTTTCGGTTGCATAATACATAGGCCAGTTTGGTTTTAAAACCATGATTTCTTTGTTGCGAGCTACTTCTTTGTAATGCTCTTCAAACAAGGAATCAGTCTTGCCTTTAATGTCATCTAACGTGCAGAGTTTGATTTGTGTTTTTGGTACTCTACTTTCGTTTACACTACAAGCAGATTCATTAGTTACGGTCACACTAGTCATAAAAGATAGTTTGTTACACAATCAAATATTATATGCAGTCTGTCAGTCATGCCAACATTATGAGCCGTATGTAATTTCTTATGGTTAAACCACCAAACATCTCCAACGTTAAACTTTTGCTCCTGATCACCGCACGTTTGACTGCACCATTGATTACTTTGCAACACTAAATGAAACCTTTGATAGTAGTCCGCATATGTTCCCTGATCATTGTGTTTAGTCACATGGCCACTAGGCTTCAAGTTCACTATAAGTACCCTTCCCATATCTTTTACCTTTAACTTTTCTAATATTGGTCGCATTAATGGTACTAACGCAGGTTTCAGATATTCCATACATGGGTAATCATATGACCCTGTATCAAACAAAACGTAGTATGTACTCATCTTTAGTGGTCCTCTAACGTATATGCACTCGGTATCTTTGTGTGCTGAACCTGTAGCTTTTTGTCGTGCTGTTATTTCTCTCCACAACTCTGGTTTTGCATCTAATAATTTAAGCAATGGTTCTACATCTAACCCTTCTGCTATACGGACAAAGTTAGATTCTTGTGTATGGGTCATAATCCTTTTTGTGTGTAGCTTCTTTGCGTCTTTTAATGTATATATCCTCCATTTCTTTTTTAGCTACTGGCAGGGCAAAAGTTAATGCTAATGCATCAGCCAGATCTGGTGACCCTGCTCCCTGCAATCTCTTTTTAATCTGATCCTTGCTTTCCAATACACGCCTACCTACGTTGTCATACCAATATATCGGTGTTGCTAGTTCTTGTTTAAGGGCTATATCGTTTGGTATTGCACCTCCCTCTTCTATCCATTGTTTCATTAACCACCACATCTCACTTCTACGGTTTAGGTATTGCTCTGGTTTGGTTGCCTTACCACCAAATGGTATCTCGATTACGTCATACGATAGTTGCCGTAGCCTATCAATAACTCCACTCCCTGCACCAGCATCACAAAACACCGCATCTGGATCATATTCTTCTATCAGGTTGGCTACTCTGGCTGCTAGATCCATATTGTCTATACCACGATATACAACTGGTTTAAATGCCTGTCTGCCTTGCCTACGGAATACTACAGACCTATCATCTCCAAACCTTGCAGGGTCGATTCCTAGCACTACTGGTGACATATCTACATGGCTTTGTTGGTATACACGTTTAGCTGCATCTTCGGTATCTGCCAATGCAATTAACTGGTCATCACCTTGTGCTGAGAAGTCGCATAGATACTCACGAGCAAAGGAAGTCTCACTCATGTCTCGTTTAAGACGAGTAACCTCGTTGGGATGTAGCGAATCAGTATCAAATACGGTATATCTGGCTGCTGTCCAATCCTCCTCATCCATTGCCTTGTAATACAATTCACTAAATAAATTTATGCCCTGCGGAGTGCCTATAAAGAGTGACCAACCCAAACGGTCGCTCAACGCAGGTTGGACAATATCTGACCATAATTCGTTCTTAATCTGGGCTACCTCATCTATCACACAACCGTCCAATCTCATACCCCTTAACGCATCTGGATTATCGCCCCCAAAGAGTCTAATGATCGCTCCATTATGTTTAAACCTTACCGATAGTTCGCCTTCATTTATCTCGATTACAGATTGCCTACGCAATGGTTCTATCTTTTGTTTTAACCTAGCCCATGCAATTGCTTTTGCCTGTCTCAAGAACGGTGCAACGTACACAAACATACCTAACTCTTTGTCTGTCTTGATCGCTTTATCTATTAGTTCCATGATGGCTAGCTCAGTCTTGCCAGAGCGTCTGTGGAGTGCATATACCGAAAAGCGTTGTTTCTTTAAATGGCACTCCTTTTGCCATGATCTAGGGGTGTAATCAAGGCTTATGTTCATCCCTGCGGTAGGCCAGTACTAATAGTTAAATTAATATCTCCTTTTGCTTCAACTCCTAACTTGTCTCCATACTCCTGTGGATACCATTTACTAAGCAATTTTAAACGTAAATCTGCCCTTGATCTCATCCAGTTAACGTGAGCATTATCCATCCTTGCATTCTCTCCCTCACCGATCATAGGAGGAGGAGTATCAACAAGTGCTAAAGCTTCTTCTGCAATTGCCCTTGCTCCAAGGAATCTGCTTATATGCACGAAGCGTGACATAAATGTTTCGTCCTTTTCCAACCACCGATACAAAGTCCTGTATGAAACCATTCCTTTCTGCCTACAAAAAGCCCTAACAGTTCCACCAGTAGCAACGTGTTCTAAAAGCTTTTCACAAATCTCAGGATCTGGTTGTGATATGGGACGTCCTAGTTTTGTAGATTGTTTTCCAACGGTCTGGAGTTTGCCCTCGGATTTGGTATTTCGCAATTTTGGCAATTGTACCTCTTGGTAAGTTAAAAATAGTACTAAGAGTACCGTAACCTAATCCCTCCTCGTTTAAATCCCTGATAGCATCTATAGTTTCATCAGAAATTTTGCAATTATGGTGGCTAGTGCCTATACGATACCCTTCTGTGTTGACAGCTATATAAGTGCGTGTGACTTGGGTAATTGCTGTCATTAAGGAATAATAAATTAATTAAAATATAAGAAAAAATAAATAAATATGCAATATTTGAAACTATTTTGTTGACTTATGGTGGAATATATGCAACACTATAAATATCGGATGTCTACCGATGCTTCACTTACTAATTTCAATTAACAACAAGCACATGACACAAGCAACTACAGCAACTGACAAAAGAGCATTCTTCAAGTCACACATTGATTGCATAACCGAAATGGTTAAAACAAACGCTGAAACATCATCTGAGTTTTACTACGAGTTTATGAAAGGTTGTGAGCCAACACCTGCTGATTACGAAGCAGTATCTGAGCCATTATTCCAAACATTAACTGTTAGCAAAGGTTATAACGATTGGCAAAATGATTTTAAAGTCAGAGTAGGTTCACCAAAATTACGCAAAGGTACTTATGCACCTACAGGTGAGAAACGTGTATACGATACTAATTGCATCTGGAATGTCAGTTTACATTTATGTGATGGCAAGTATGTAGGAATCAATGCAGGTGCAATGATCTGCAGTAGCTACAGCAAAGAGCAGAGAATGGCTAACCGCAGAATGTACAACCTTAGACCAATTGCACATGGTGACAAAGTCATTATCAACGGTGAATTTTACATAGCCAAAGTAAACGGCAATTACTCAAACTGCATTGAGTTTTATAAGGCAGAGGTTTAATAACCTTTGCTTTTTACCTGATAATTTCTTAGAGGTTTAAATACCTCTATGAAGTTCTCAAACTTCACCGAACAAATTGTTCACTAACTAATTTTTAAATTAACTAAAACAATGGCAAGCACAAAAACAGTCAAAGCATTTGACAAAATCCAAGACCTACAATGGGCTTCTGAAAATTGGCTAGACAATAGCCCTTATGACTTGTTCAAGCAAATTATTAGAACTAAGGGTTTAGGCCATAAAGATTTACTTATGATTGGTGAAGCTTTATTAGTCTTCGGACAGGGTGATGTAGACAAGTCAAGAGTAGAAGCTTATTTATCTACATTAGACGAGCTAGAAGCATATCAGGAGATAGTCCAATAATGATCTTTGCACTATTTCCTTATTTACTTTTATTCCTAATCCTTATTTAACATGACCATTCAAAACCATCAACAAGCATACTATCAAGCTTTAGTATTAGCTTTGACCACAAAAGATGAAGCACTACAAAAAGAATGCGAAAGCATGGCTGCTTCATTCGCTACACAAATTACTGAAGATCAACAGAAAGAGTGTAGAGACAAAATCGAATCTATCCTTGGAGGTACAAAGTAATGGACAAAAAGCTTGAGAAAATTGCCGATCAATACGAGGGTAATTTATTAAATTATTTTTACGGCATGACACCCGAACAATCAAAAAAGTTTAACAAAATGGTTAAACAACATAAAAAACATTAGAGGGTATAACACCCCTCTTTTTTTTATTGCATTAACGTTGCATTTATGACAATATAGAACTATGGAACAAACTAAAACTCCTTACGAATTATGCATAGCTGAATTTGGCGGTGTCCGTGAATTGGCTCGTCAGGTTGGAAGGGATGCAGGATCTGTAAGCAAATGGAAAAAACACGGAACAATCCCTACTGGAATACAAAAAAAAGTATTAGAGAAAGCATGGGAATTGAATTTAAATATTACACCGTATGAAATTATTTTTGGTAGGGAATGAATCAAAAAAAATTAGAAAAATTACAAAAATTGTATGCATTGGCAGCAAACAATCCAAATGAAAATGAAGCTGCACATAAATTTATAAATGCAATTAAAAAAGATGGATTGCACGTTACGTTGTCAGAACGCCCTCAACCAACGCAGCAACAGATCGAACAGGCATTACAAGCAAACTATCAAAAAGGCTTTACAGAGGGCAGCCAACACGCCTTTGACCAAGGTTATCAGGCAGGGTATGCAAAAGGAATTGAAAGTACTGGTCTAGCTAACCAAAACCAAACAACAAGAGAATATATGCCACACACAACAGCTACTTTGTATATAAACAATAGCTCTACTTCTTCAACTATAAGAGTAGGACCATGAACTGTTACTGGTGTAATGAACAATTAATTGTCGGAGGTGATGTCGATGTAGAAGAGGGTATGAGTGGTTTCCCTGAGTTTTCAGTAATAACCAATTTATCTTGCCCTAGATGTGAGTCACAAGTAGAAATTTTAAAAAAACGAGATGCCTTCGATTAATTAATTATTTGACAAGTGTTGGAATATGTGCAATAATGGTTTACGAGCAGCAAATGCTCGATTTGATCACTTACAAATTTTTTATTTACAAAATCAAATGAAAGCAGGTTACTATTACGCATGGGCTAAAAAG